TTGAGGTGTTAAACCTTGAGGTGGTTGATCTTGTGTTGCAGGCTGTGCTTCACCAAAATCAGACGTAGTTACCTTAGCATCATTGTATATCTTTAGTAGTTTAGCTGCTGCAGCACCTGTCATACCAGCCTTACTAATCTCTTTTTCAACACCAGCTAACTGACTAGCTGCTTTAGGGTTGGTAGCAATCTTTGCTAAGATCTTTGGAGTGATAAGAACACCAGCACCAACAGCAGCACCTAGTAAAGGATCTTGAGCAAAGGCAACACCAGTACCTGCAAGAGCTGCAAATGAGGATACTGCGTCAGCTTGTTTACCTGCAACAAACAATGACAAACCTGATCCTGGTGTTTTAGAGCTAATGTTTGCTGTAGAACTAAGTGCTTTGATACTGTTTTGTGCTTCAGGGCTTAGAGCTTCTTCAAAGGTACGCTTAAACTTAGGATCTTTTCTAAGTTTATCGCCTATAGCAACAAACTCTTTAAGCGTGTTCTCAGCACCTTGTTCGCCTAGGAAAGATTCTACATAACCTCTATTCAATGCTTGTTGTAAAGCGGTACTATCTAAAGCAGGATCAATCTTCTTAGCCTGTGCTAAAGCATCTTTAATGGCCCTAATCTCAGACTGATTACCTGACCTATAAATAGCTTCACCAATTCTTTCTGGTTCTTTAACAAGGATCTTAAGGACAGTATCAGGAAATAGTTTTTCTAATGATTCTTTGTAGAATTGTTGTGTACCACGGTAGCGAGCTAACAAATCAGGGTCCATTTGTTTTGCTGCTGTGTCCATTGCATCATCGATGGCTTTGGTTGCTTTAGACAGCTCAGCAACTACAGGACTATTCTTACCTACTTCTACTTTAAGATCACGTAGACGATTGTTTAGAATAGATCTTAATTGATGTGCTTCTGCAAAAGATACATCAGCAGAAATATTACTGATGTCATTTAGCACCCTAGCGACATCAGGTCCATATACAGTAGCAGGATCACCTGTCTCAGTAAGTTTTTCAGCCCTCTTCAATGATTCAAAAGCTTTAGACTTTATAGGAGCTAAGTTTACACCAACGTTAAACCCTCTTGCTGGTAATTCTTGTTCGTAAAAAGGTTGAACAAGCTCTGACAATCTTGTGTTTGCTGACTGCACAACATCTCTAACACCTTGACCAGCCTGTAAAGCAGGTAAAGCGTCAGACGCTACACTTTCTAAGATCGTATCTCTTTCTTGTCTTAAAGCATTAAGGTTTGTTTCAGCTAATTTATCAAATGTACTTTGTCCTGACAAACCACTACGAGCAACTGCTTCTCTGACTTTAGCACCTGTTGATCCAGTGATTTGGTACTCTGTTAAAGTACCACCATACTTCTGTAGTAGCTCTTGAGCAACCCTCTTAGATTCTTGAGCTGAAGCATCCATAGGAGGAAGTACACCAGCCTTAGTCATTGCATCCTTAGTAACACGGAAAGTTTTACCAAGCATGTTAAAGACTACGTTACCAGTAGCATCCAAAGCCATATTAGTAACAGAATTAGACAACATGTCTGCTGCTGTCTTTGTTAAAGGCTCTGGCATACCCATTGCAGACTTAATACCAGCTTCTAACGCCGTACCACCTGCTGCACCAATACCAGACCCAATAACACCTCTTACAGCCTGTTGAGCTAATGCTCTACCTGCTGCCATACCTGCTGGAGATCTTGTCGTAGCTGCACCAATAACACCACCAGCTAGTCCAGCTACATCAGGTAAAGCCTCTAGTGCAATATCACCAAATGTTTTTCCTGGTTGCTTAGCACCTTCCATAACAGAAGTAGGTTGAGGTGTTTGTTGTCCTTGAGTACCAAGAAGACCTTTTAGCTCTTCTAATTCTGCTGGTGAAAGACCTGTCGCCATCTTAGTATCCTAATTGTCTACGTTGCTCTGGAGTAGCTTTTTCTAACAAATCAGATATCCTTCTTGCAGTGCTCCTTGCTTTTGTTCGTGATTCAGCAAAGTCATAATTATTAAGATTACCGCCACCTTGTTGAAACTTAAAAGCATCTTTGTATGCTTCTTTATCAGAAATAGCATCTTCTCGCATACGACGAAGCATAGCCTGTAGTGTTTGCTTTGTCATACCACCAGTACCAATAGCTTCTCTTAAGAACATCAATTCCTTTTCTGACAAGGAACCAGGAAGTGTTCTAGCCTGTCCTTGAGCTAACTTAGCCAACAATTGATTTAATTGTTCAGATTCTGTTGTGCCGGTAACCTGCACACCAAGGGCATTAGCAATCTGACCTGCCTTAAGAGCTACACCAGCACCTACGCCAGTGAATGCGTTGTTAAGAACACTGCTAATAGCGTTTACATTAGTAAGTACTGAATCAGCAGCAACAGCAGAGTTTTCTAAATCATCAAGCCTTTTTACTTTAGCTTTATTAATACCCTCATCTTGTTTAGACATTGCCGTAGCACTGACATTAACTGTAGAAGATTTATCAACAGGTTCAACTTGATTGGTTCTTAAGTTTTTTTGAACAAGAATAGGCCTACCATCAGCCCCTGTAGACATATAAGGATCGGTGTACTTTGTTGGGTCGGCTGGAACTAAATCTTTATAGTTACCTGATTGTTGGAATTTATCAAGGCTTTCTGGTGTAAACTTATCGGGATCAACCTTACCGAAAGGTGATGTTATTTTTTCTCTCCTAGCAGCCTCTGCTTTAGCTTCCGCTGCTGTTGTTTCAGCACCATACTTACCAATCTGTGCTTTTTTAACTTCTTCTTCAATACCTGTCTTAGCCTTAGCCTCTTCAGCCTGTTTAACCTGTGCAGCAGCCGCTATAGCCTCTTGTGTTAGCCCTAAACGAGTAGCCTCTCTAGCCATGATCCTGTAAGCTTCTACAGGGTCTTGTCCATCCCACTGAGCACTGATACTATTCTTTAATTCTTGTCTTGCAGAGGCTTCCTTTAGCCTTGGGTCTTCTACACCGAATAACCCACCAATAGCTCTACCAGCCTGTGTACCAGCCATACCCATACCAGCTCTGATACTTTGGTAAGGTGTTAACCTAGCTTGTGCTAACGCATTAGCTTGATCCTGTTGCATCTGTTCTTGTTGAATATCATAGATACTAGGACCAAATAAACTTTGTTGCTGTGCCATCTTTAATCCTTAGATAAACAATCCGATGTCTTGATTACCATAACCAAGCCCAGTACCAAACCCAGCACTATTAATAGCACCAGCGGCATTAGGATTAAGTATATTACCTAATAAGTTTCCAAACAAATTAGATGTACCACTTGTACCTAATACTTGATTAGCTACATTCTGTCTTGATGACAACAAACCAGCTAAGGCTTCCTGTTGTGCTTGTAGATTACCTGCTAAACCAAGACTTTGAAGATTACCTTGAGCAGTTAAACCAGCCATTGATGGTTGTAGATAAGCATTAGTTTGTGCTATGTTACCAGCCATTGCTTGCTGTCCTAACTGACCACTAAGCTGTGCCTGCGCTAGCTGCTGTTGTGTTAGATTCTGGATAGGTTGTAGTGCTGTGACACCCTGTCCAAGTAACGTACCACGCTCACCTAAAGCAGCCTGTCTGGACTGCAACTCACGTTGAAGCTGTTGCTGTGCAATGGCTTGTTCTTGAGCTAACAATTCAGGAGAAGAACCACCAAAAGAAGACCCACTTACACCTAATCTTCCTTGAGAACGTAACCTAGCTTCTGTAGCAAGACGCTGACGTTCAATCTCTGGTGCTGACAATGCTGATAGTTTATTGTAGTAATCCCTACTTAACTGATCAACGTTAGTCATGTTCGCAGCCTGTGCTGACTGCATTGCAGCTACAGCAAAGGGATTATACATTGCTCTAGCATCTTCAGTCAAGGCTGTGTTAACTGTATTAGTAGATGGATTATAGGTTGTACCAAACAATGAGCCAGTAACACCATAAGGTGTAAAATCACCGACCATGTTAGATGCTGTCGTTCCTAGTGTATTGTACTGACCACCTAAACGATTAGCTAAGTTGGTGTATTCAGTTTGTGTTAGCTGACCTTGCTGACGTAATTTATCAGCAGCATCCTGAACCATAGCTAAATTAGCACCAGAACTAATCAAACCACCTAAGACATTCTGAGCACTTGTATTTGTTAAGCCACCAACAACTCCTGTCAATAAAGAACTAATAGTAGAAGGAGTAATACCACTCAGTAAACCACCAGTTGTTGTTCCTGCTGTAGTGCCTGTTGTCGGAGTTGTACCAACTACAGGTGTTGTTGCTGTGCCTGTGTAGCCATTAGCGCTCATCCAATCTAATGTTGCTTGATCAACACCAGCAGCAGTTAAATCAGCAGGAGTAATACCATTTGTGTTGTACCAACTTATCTTTTGTTGTGGTGTATAGTTATTCCAATCTGATGGTAATGTTTTACCAGCTACAGAAGTCGGTGTTGAAGTTGTTGTCGTAGTTGTACCACCACCTCCAGTTACAGCTGCACCTGTCAATAAACCACCACCAAGAGTTCCTAATGTAGTTCCTGTAGTCGTTGTAGGTAATGCAGTAGAAGAAACGACAAGCTGGCTTGTACCTGAAAGAGTACCTCCTGTGGCTGCTGTAGTACCTCCTGTAGCAGCTGTAGTGCCACCAGCACCACTAAGCAAACCACCTTCAGCGCCTCCTAATGCTGTACCACCAGTGGCTGTTGCACCACCAGTAGTAGTAGCACCTCCAGTGGCTGCTGCCTCTCCACCTAATAAACTACCTCCTAATAAAGCAGCAGCAGTAATACCTAGAGCTTGTAACCATCCTTGACCTTCTGGTGTATTTGGACTAGCAAGACGAGTACCCATAGGTTGACCATAGGCATCGTACTGCTGAACAACAATCTTATCGCCTTGAACACCAATAGCTTTTTCAATAACCCTATCTTCACCAGTACCTAACTGAACAATGTTTTGATTAGTACCTGTTGTAGGGCTTAGTGATCCAGTAAGTAGCGTGCCTTGTGGTAAACCAGCATTTAAGAAGAATTGATTAACCTGTGAGACAGGTAAACCAGTAAGGCCTGACAAATCCTCAGCAGTTAAACCATAAGTCTTAGCTGTTTGAGCAATGGTTTGTCCGCTAGTATTTAAGTTATTAACAAGGTTGTTGACAACAGAATCTAACGTATTCTGAGGAACCATGTAGCTATTCATAATCGCCTGATCAGTCATCAAAGGCGATACACCTAACAAAGAAAACTCTTGAGGTGTTGTATTAGGTGCAATAGCTGAGATAGCACTACGAATCTGTGTTGGTGTTTTACCTTGACTAAGCAAGGTATCAATGTAACCTTGTTTAGTACCTAACGATGCTGCTGGATCCCATGTAAGACCTAATAGATTATAAGTCGTTGGGGCAGGAGCAGGAGGTGGTGTATAAGGAGCTGGAGCAGGTTCGTAGTACGTAGGCTCTGAATAAACAGGCTCTTGATATACTGGCTCTGCTACCTGTGTAGTAACGTTGTTTGTTGATGACTGAATAGGTGCTGGAGCAGCTGGAGGAGCATAACCGTTAGACAGCATCCATGAGATATCAGACTGAGGTACACCAGCACCTGCCAATTCTTCAACTGTAGTGCCTGCTGCATTAAAAGCAGCGATCTTCTGAGCTGGTGAGTAAGTAGCCCAAGCAGAGGTATAGACTGCTGATGGAATTGCCATGATTAGTAAGTCCCGTCATCGTACACAACACCACCCGTAGGAAGCGTCACTGTACCAGTAAAAGTAGGGGAAGCAACATCAGCCTTGGATGTAATAGCACTGGCGATGTTGTTGTATTCGGTATCAATCTCAGTACCTTTGATAATCTTACTAGGATTACCAGACGGTAGTGTATCCTTAGATGCAAAGTTAGTTGTCTTAGTATAGTTACTCATTAGATTGTCCTACCTGCTTTAACAAAAATATCCATTTGTTGAACAGAAAAAGAATCATTACCAATATCAGCTTCGATACCTAACTGAAACACTCTACCAGCACCACCAATGGTTTGACCATATCCTTGAAACTGTTTAGGTACTGGGTTGATAGTGATACCAGCATTGTATTCAGCAATGTTGTATTCAGATACGTTGTACTCAGAGCGAACAACATTAGGGTATGTCCATAGAGCACTACGATAGTCTGTACCGTAGTCTACAGTCCACTTTAGGAATACGTTAGTACCAGCACCACCAACAGTGAGTGTGTTTACTTTCTTAAGTATCTTGATGATAGACGAATCACCAGCATCTAAGTGTGATGTATAGTACAAGAACCTGAAGCTATTACCATTGTCTCTGTTACCTGCATAGCGACCAATGTAGCCTTCTCGACCTAAATAGAGTTCTCTACTGCGTGTAGAAAGCAATGATTTAGGTGCGAACATCCACTGAGTTGTTTTACAAGAAGCATCCTGAAGACGTTGCTTCAGATCAAAACAGTATGTAATACCTCTTGTCGGTAATGTCAGAAGATAGAAACCTTCACGCTCATGAAAGACAGACTTGATGTTATCATAATCGTTATTTGACAATACGTCAAGTATTAATTGATCTCTGACATTCCTTGAGATATCAAATAATGGTGCTGACTTCTCTTGAATAAGTCTACCAAGGCTACGAACACCAGTATCAGACAAGAATAAGATATCTGATCCAACATCCTGTACTGAATCTCTAGCGGTACACCCAACACCATCAATAACTTCTACAAGCTTAAGATCTGATGTAGGATCGCCATCAGCACCAGAATAGATAATCGTAGTCTTCTTACAGAAGATCACTAAGAAGCCATTAAACCCTGCTAAGGCTACGATGCTATCAGTACCGTTGGTTAGTACAGTTTCTATGCTGATGGAACCACTAGCACCACCAGACCATTTCATACCTGATAGTGTATCTGACCACCAGATAGTTGTTTTATCAGTGGTTGTGTCCGCTACCCATAAGCGACCATAAGCACCTAAGACTTCATTACCTAACCGTACTGTACCTGAATAGCCAGGATGTGCTGACACTAATCCCCAAGTATTAGCAACATGGTCATAGATCAGTGGGTTATGTCCTCGTTGAAAGAAGTAAGTATTATCATTAAAGTTTACTGCTTTCCAGTACTGAGCAGTCCACGTAGCTGAACCATTGTAGACTTCAGTCAGTGTTGTTGTACCAGTGTAGATCCTGTTGTTACCGATACTGACAATCTCTGTAGTACCAGCTTTCTTAACAACTTCATGTAATAGTGTTGGCTCTGTGCTGTTGTAACCAGCAGTGGTATTAACAGTTACCCAACCCTTACGAGCAGCTATGCGACCATACTGGTCAATCACTGCATTCTCTGCCCTAAGAGCAAACTCTTTAGGTAACGTGATAGGAGAGTCTTGAGTATTTAATCCATAGAAGCCTGGAGCAACAAGACTAACAGGTCTAATAGGAGCAGCCATTATACCCAGTTCCAAGTTATTTCATCTTCGTACCTAGCTGATTCAATAGCAATGTACGTAGCTACAGCTTTCCTATAAAGATCATTCTGTTGATCAGACAATCTACCTTGATCTTCTCCACGTTCATTGATAGCACGTAGATAAGCACCTTGTATTACTAACTCTGAAGGTACATAGATAACATCAAGATCATTAACTAAATTAGCTTGTGGTACAACACAGTCAACCTTAACTGCATACGCTTGATCAGGTATAGGCCATAGATCTAACGTAATCTCATCGCTGGTGTTGCTGTTACCTATGGAGAAATACTGAGGACCGCCAGTGACTGTACCTTGCATGTTCACCCAAGCATGCATTTGATCCTGTGAGGCTTGCTCAAGATCACGCTTAAGTGTAGGTATGTAGACCTTTAATAGTCTTGTCCGTGATGATGTACCTGTGATAGCGTAATTCTGAGTACCGTTAACTGTATTGATTGTCTTGGTTGTACGTAAGATAGACCAATTCCAAGCATCTTCGATCTCACGTTTAGTTTCATTGACCATTGCACCGATAAGGTACGAATAGTCAGACTGTATCACTGTCGATACAGTACTCTCTCGCATACGCAAGAGAACGCCATTAACACAGTCTAAATAAGTAGCCATTACCATTTCACCTTATCAGCCCAGTATGCAGCGGACATCTTACCTTTAGCGATGTTCTTTGCATGACGAGCCTTAAATGATTTATTCCTAGTAGAACCTTCTGGAGAGCCTGAAACACCTTGTTGACCAAACCTAATAGTCTTTATCTGATCACCTTCTTTAGCAACAACGACATGACTTTTAGTAGGATGCGAAGGTGTACGTTTAGGTTTGTTGTAACCAGATACACCAGCTTTTTCTAGCCTAGAATCTTTCATTTCTTCTTCTTAGGTTTAGTCATACCAGCTTCAGACAAAGCAATGGCAACTGCTTGCTTACGAGATTTAACAACAGGACCACCTTTACCACTGTGTAGTGTTCCTTCTTTATACTCTCGCATTACTTTTCCAACTTTAGCAGGTTTCTGCTTCATGATGGATAACCCATCTTACGCTCTTTAGCCTTCATTGTTTTTGATTCTTTCTTCTCATGCATCTTCTTTGCTGACTTTGATGCATACTCTTCTGCTGCTTTCTTACCCTTAGCAGTGTAAGGAAACTTTTTATTCCCGACCATTGGCATTTCTATTCTCCTTTTTTTTGAACATACACTGTACTGTATCTGTTTCCCATATACGGATAGCAGTCCATAGAATTGTTAGCACAGCAGCTATAGCAGGTAATAACTCAGCTAACGTACCGACAACAGTAAGGATTGATACGGCATCGCCTAACTGTTTAACTTGCTCATCAGCTTGCAATGCCATTTCAGATACCTTTCTTTAATTGCCTAACAAGGAGCCTCATACGGCTACTTTACGAATGGCTCTTACAACTAAGGATTGATTCTTAGCGTTGTTGGCTTGACCTCCATCTATAAAGTCAATCCTCGTCGCTGTTGTCAAACCTACACCAGGATTGGTAGAGGTCCAAGTCCTTAGTGTTGTTGAAAAGGCTTGAGAACCACCAGACTGAAATGCAGCCACAGAAGTCTGTGCAGGCGTTCCTGTTGTGTAATTAGAACCTCTTGATGGCACTGCGTAGGAGTTGCTTCCTACAGTCGTTACATTCGATGCCGTTGTAGGCTTTAGGTTGTAGTAACAGATCTCTAATTCGTAGAGAGCAGGTAGATACCAATCTGAGTAACCGTTGATTGTTAGTGCGGCACACCACTGAGCAGCAGGGTAGGTAGATGAATCTAATTCGGCTGTGTTAGTCGCCCCATCGTAGGAAGATAAACCTAAAGAGTCTGAGGTTGCAGAGGTCTTGTAGTTGATAGACGCGTTCTCACCCGATGACTTAGGCGAGACAAGTAGGTAATAGGTATTACCACCAAAGGAGATCTGTCCTGCGTAGTAGCCACCTTCCCAGAACTCACCAATGGTAGACGGTCCAAAGCGATTACGAGCACCTGGGCCAAAGCCTCTGACAGAGCCACCTCCTAATGCTTCTAGTACAGGCATTATGCGTACCTGGATTGGCTAGCTAAGACAGTAAATGCTGCCGATCCTGTCTTGATGATGGAGTAAGAGTAAACGTCTATCGAGCTAGCATTACCTGCAGTAGGAGCAGTACCACCTAACCACTTAGGTGTAACCGATGAACCATCTACTTGCACCGCAGAGTTGTAGTAAGCAGTGCTTCCATTAGTTACTAAGAAGGCGCAGGTTAAGACTTCTCCGGTCGCCATTGCGGTATTCAGTGACGTACCAGAAGATGCTCTGAAGTTAACTGTAAAGTTCCCAGAGGCATTGGTTGTGTAGTACAGAACGCCTTGGGTTGTCGTGTCAAAGTTAATCGTACCTGTTGCTGCTGTTGCTGATACCGTGATTGTCTCAACAACACCTTGCAGCTTTGCACCGATCTGCGAGGATGTGGATGCTAGAGAGAGTTGTTTAGCAAAGGTTGCAGCCTGTGCAGAGGAAATCGTAAGTGCTAGCGTACCTCCGGTCTTGACCTCAAGAATGTCTGTGTTGTCAGACGTGATCGAGGTTCCAGCGGTAGCTGCATTAAGGACGTTAGCCATTATTAACCTCTACCCAATTGACTGCTTCTTCATCCCATGTGTACATATTACCGTCTGTGGGCATTGCTACTGGAGCTTCCCACTGAGCATTAGCGTTTAGAAGCCAGCTAGCAAAGGGCTTAGGCGGCACAAAGGCGTCAATGTCTGCTCGGTAAGTGTAGCCAATCCCTGCGTAGTTCTTACGCATGTTGCCGTTATAACTTGTCTGCTTCCACGTTCCACCGAGAATCTTTTCAAGATGAGCAGCACCAATGTGTTCTTTTTCAACACCGCTAGCGTCTGAAGTGTCCTTGTTATCAACAACGACAACCTGCGTGACGATGTTGTTTTCATCAATCTTTGCGAAGTGAGCCATTACGCCTCCAGCCTTAAGCCTGTTAAATCCATCTCTTCCCCGACGACACCGACAGGAAAGGTATTAAAACTGAGTGAGATTCTTGTGTCGTCGCCCTTGACTTCAGGAACCATATGTGTGAGCGAAGAAGGAAAGAGAATCAGCCTGCCTGCATAAGCCTCAAACCACCAACTCTCAGAGTTATACGGGTTCCACTGGTCAGGAGGGAACTTGATCTGCTGCCAGCCATCTTTGTAGAAGTAAATCCTGTCATCAGGGTTGGTCTGAACATAGAACACACCTGAGATGTAACTATTAGGATGAGCGTGTTTGTGGTGGTACTGACCTTGCTCTGAGTAGTTGCACCAGCTTTGCGTGACTCTCAGGCTTACATTGTGCTTAGGATTGACTGTGGACTTGAAGTATTCTCCGACAGCATCCTCGATAAACGAACGTAGGTTTGTCAGTACAGGGCTACGAAGTACGAAATTATCAGTGCTTGTGGTGTTGCCTTGATTAGGCCTTGTCTGTAGCTCACGGATGAAGAACAACTCCTCATCGGACAAGGGGCGACCTAACTCAGCAAATCCAACAGGTGTCGGAAAGAGATTATGCAATTGCATCTTCGATTTCCTTTTGCTTGATGCTTATCTCTTTGAGTTGCTCGTCGGTGTAAATCGTAGGGATGCTGTCCTCAAACTCCTTGATCTTGTCTATCACCCAATAGACCTCTTCGATACTCGGACAAGGTCTCGGATCATCCCAACGTGTGAATACGTTGTTAGAGATTTCCCACTTAGCACCCGGACGAAGCAGGTGCATAGCTGTGTCTATTCCTAGGAAGCGATATGTTTTTGTAGTCATGTTATTGATTGATTTTGATGATTACGATACCGGAGCCGCCTGCTCCTGATGTTACATTTGAAACATCAGTGTTATTTCTTGCTCCACCACCGCCAGACCCTGTAAAAGCAGCCGCACTGGTAGCATTATTATTGCTTACGGAGCCTGCGCCACCACCTCCTGTACCGCCAGTACCAGCTCCACTAGTTCCCGCTGAACCACCGCCACCGCCAGCAAAATAGTTTCCTGAGCCTGATGCAGAATCTCCGCTTTTGCCATAACCATAAGCAAAGCTAGGCCCAATACTTCCTGCGCCACCGTTTCCTCCGGCATTTGCTCCCGTTGCAGGGTCACCGGACGAAGCAGCGCCGCCACCGCCACCGCCTGCATAAGATGTGCCAGTTCCACCAGACCCGCCGCTATTACCTTGACTCGGTGTTGTTGATGGGGTATTGCCTGAACCAGCCGCATTTGTCCCACTTCCGCTATATGCTCCACCACCACCGGAACCACCATTTTTACCAGCTTGACCAGATGATCCAACGTAAGCACCACCACCACCGCCGCCAAAAGCGTTGATACCACTTAAAGACCCGGTAATAGTTGTGCTAGAAACAGTTTGACTTACGTTAACTGTGTATGTTCCTGCGCCGCCTGTTCCTGTGCCGTAGGCTGTAATGAATGTCCCACTTGCAACGCCTGTACCTGATAAAACCATCCCAGCATAGAACGTATTTGTTACTGTCCCACCAACAGTTAATGTCGTTCCTGATATTGAAGAAGCCGTACCGGAGGCATTTGAAATAGACGGGTCGTTTGAAATACCTGACCCAGAAAAAGATGAATTACTGCCATTAATACCTTGCGTTCCCGGAGTTGAAACAACAGCAGCACCCCCACCTCCAACAACGATGGTGTAATCGTTATTAGCAGTTATAGAAGCAGTCCCCGTTCTAAACCCACCTGCACCGCCACCTCCACCAATTCTTGAGCCGCCTGACCCACCACCCGCAACCACAAGGTAGTCAACAGAGGTCACACCAGTAGGACATTTCCACGTAGTCGTGCCTTTGAATACGAAGGTCGTTTGTGATGGTACGGTGTACTTTAGGATGACGATACCGGAGCCGCCTGCTGCGCCAGCGCCAAAATACCCACCACCGCCACCACCGCCACCACCTGAATTTGTTGTCCCAGGAGAGCCATTACCCAACGGAGTTCCAGGGTTATTAGTATTTGCGCCGTTACCGCCGCCACCTGTACCCCCTGTTCCAGCAGTTCCAGAATAACTGCCACCACCACCACCGCCTGCAAATACACCACTTACACCGTATCCTGACGCAAATGAAGGGCCGGTTTGACCGGCTCCACCATTACCACCTATAACTGATGGGCTTGTTACACCGTTACTTCCTGATCCTGATAAGGTATTAGCTCCACCACCACCTCCAGCCGCACCATTGCTTGCTGAAGATCTAACACCAGATCCACCTGCACTTCCTTGCCCCGAAGGTGAAGTTGATGCAGGGCCACCAGCTTGCGTGGTTCCATACCCACCGCCGCCGCCACCAGAACCGCCAGAACCGCCAGCGCCAGGAGACGGACCGCCTATACCTCCTGCACCACCACCAGCAGAGGTGATAGTTGAGAAAATAGAATTTCCACCAGTACCGCCAGGATTGGAACTGCCGCCAGATCCAGCACTACCACTAGCCCCTACAGTAACCGTGTAGTTTCCGTTACCATCTCCACCTGTAGTGGATACAGCTAATCCCGTTCCAGTTCTAAATCCTCCGGCTCCGCCACCGCCGCCAATATCTGATCCACCACCCCCACCGCCAGCCACTACCAAATACTCAACCTCTGTCACCCCAGCAGGGCATGTCCACGTAGAGGTAGCTGTAAAGGTTTGGATGACGGTGTAGCCACCACCGCCGCCCCCTGAACCAGCAAAGGCAGCAGCAATCATTGCACTTAATGCACCAGCCATATTAGGTCACTCCTGCACCAGAGACATACCACGTATCCGTAGCAACCTTAAGTAAGGTAGCCATTCCCTTTGTCGCCACTGTTCTGTTACCCGTAGCACCGTTAGCTAACTGAAAGGTAACACCAGCACCAGAGATCGTAAGGTTTCCAGAGTTGTTATTAACGACAAGGATCGTTGTACCGACATCAATCGCCGTAGTTGCGTTTGTGTTTACCGTAAGGGTTGCTGTAGAGCCACCAGTGAAGTAAATATGCTTACCTGCATCGCTTGCAGCCACAGTCGTATTCGTGCTCTGTGGAGCGCCGATATAACCAACCTTGTTAGTACCATCTACCGTACAGTTAGATAAGTTACCCGATGTAGGTGTTCCTAAGATCGGAGTTACTAAGGTAGGTGTATTAGCAAAGACATTAGCACCTGTACCTGTCTCATCCGTAAGCGCTGCTGCTAAGTTTGCAGACGATGGCGTGGCTAGGAAGGTAGCTACGTTAGCTGCAAGGCCAGATATACCTGTACTTACTGGTAAGCCTGTACAGTTTGTGAGCGTACCTGACGATGGTGTACCTAACGCACCGCCAGAGGTTAGTCCTGTAGCAAAGGTTAAGTTGCCTGAACCATCAGTCTGTAGAAACTGATTAGGACTACCGTCTGTGCCAGGAAGCGTAAAGGTTGTGTTGCTGCTGGTATTGGCAGATTGGACGGTTGTTGTCCCTGTCCCAGAAGCGTTACCCTGAATTTTAAGTTTAGACATATTGTATCACCCTAATACCATCCAAGATTGTCCGTCTGGGACTGTAACTGCAAAACCAGCCGCTACTGTTACAGGGCTGACAGATAGTCCGTTAGTATTACTTGTTAGTGTTACGTTTGAAGAAATAAGTATTTGAGACTCTAGAATAGGGCCACCAGCACCGCCTCCAGTAGCTGTCAATGTACCAGAAGAATAACTAAGACCTGATCCTACCGTAACGTTAGCAAAGCCACCAGAGCCATCATTAGCTAGTAACTGTGCTGATGTACCTGTTGTTGAAGAACCACCTGATGGTGTATCCCAAGCAAAGGCTGTTCCATTCCACTTAAGGTACGTATTTGATGTTGTCGGTGCTGTAGCAAAGGTTGTTGTACCAGATCCACTCTGATAAACAATGCGATTAGCTGCTCCACCAAGGATTGCTGCTGTATATCCTGAAGAACCAGTGATATCAATACCCCAAGTACCTGTAGCGTTGGCACCTGTGATTGAAGGAGCACCTACCGTGTTGTAGCTAATGGTTCTTGCTACAGATCCATCAAAGGTTACTGTTGGAGAGTCTCCACCACCACTAGAGAATGTAGCTGCATTAGTTGTTGTACCACCAGAGCCACTAACAGTAGCCCATCCTAGTGCACTTCCATCCCACTTAAGATATGTATTTGATGTTGTTGGAGCTGCTAGGAATACAGTGTTACCTGCTCCACTTTGATAAGGAATACGATTAGCAGCACCACCAGCTAAGTTAGTTGCTGTTGTAGCACTGGTTGCTGTTGTTGCTGAAGTTGCTGCTGATGCAGTACCAGTGATATCAATGGTCCATGTACCTGAAGCATCACCACCAGTTCTTGTAGGTACATTAAGGTTAGCTCTAGCACCGGCTTCAGTGGTTGCGTTAGTACCACCTTTGTTAATAGGTACAGCAGAGTCTAAAGTAATGTTAGGTGTAGCACCACCAGAAGATAACAAAGGAGCTGAAGCTGTTACCGAGGTTACACCGCCTGATGTACCGCTAGTGGCTGCAGTGATCCTACCTTGTGCATCAACTGTAATGTTAGCGTTAGTGTATGATCCTGCTGTAACGGCTGTATTAGCTAACGTAATCGTACGATCTGTTGTCAGATCACCGCCACCGGACAATCCAGTGCCTACACTAATACTACGTGATGTAGGTACAGCACCAATAGTTGCTGGTGTAATCGATGCATTCGATGCAGCAGTGATACGTCCTTGAGCATCAACTGTGAATGTAGCTACTTGAGATGTACTACCATAACTGGTAGCGGTAACGCCTGTGTTGGTCAGGGCGATAGAACGATCAGAACTAAGATCACCTCCTCCGGTCAGACCACTTCCAACTGAGATGGTCCTTGTTGACGGGACAGCACCGATACCTGTAGGAGTAATAGATGTGTTCGATGCTGACGTTAACCTACCTTGTGCATCTACAGTAAAGGTTGCTACTTGAGAACCTGAACCATAAGAACCTGCAGTAACTGCTGTGTTCGCTAATGCAATCGTACCTGCTGTTGTTATCGTACCACCACTAAGACCAGTACCAGCAATTATTTCTGTAACTGTACCTGTACCAGTAATGGTTGCGTACTCTAAAGCAGTACCACCTGAATTAACACGAACAACTTGTCCTGCTGTGCCTAAAGCAGTTAAACCCGTACCTCCATTAGCTACAGGCAGTGCAGAGCCTGAATAGCTAACAGCGAAAGTACCAGTGGAAGTTATTGGAGTGCCGGAAACACTTAAGAATGTTGGCACAGTCATCGCAACTGAAGATACTGTACCACCTACTGCTTGCCACTTTAGACCTGATACTTCAGCAGAATCAGCAGCAAGCACATAACCATCAGTACCTTTAGGTAAACGAACATTGTCGCTACCATTATGTACGATGATATCGCCTTTGGTTGTTGTTGGAGCTAGTGCATCAAATGCATTAGTCTTTGTTGTTTCTCCTGTACCACCATTAGCAATAGCTACGGTACCAGAAACATTGGTTGCAGTGGTAGCTGTTGATGCTGACGCTGCTGTACCTGTAACACTAATATTCCAAGTACCGCTAGCACCACTACCTGTCGTTGAAGGAACACCTAAATTAGTTCTAGCAGTAGCTGCATCAGAAGCACCAGTACCACCATCAGCAATGGCTAGGTCTGTGATGCCTGTGACTGTACCACCAGTAATCGCCACAGCATTAGATTCTTGATTCCCTAAAGAACCAACAATCTTTTGGACTGCAGAACCATCACCAACATAGAGTTTCTTGTCCGTTGTGTTAACGGCTAATTGTCTATTCTCTAGTGAGGTAGGTACTGACCCTGCTGTAGAAGATCCTTTGATCTTAACCGCCATGTCTAGTCCTCTTTAGCGTTTTTAGCGACCTTCTTAGATTCTACTTTTTTCTCTTCTTCTTTTACTTCTTCGTAGTCAGGATGGATACGCATTTGTTCAATGTCGTATTCATACTCAACATTCATTAAGTTATTAGACCACTTACAACGAAAAGTAACCATGATGTGACCTTATGAAAAGAGGACCACCGAAGTAGTCCCCTTTATTGTAGCTTTTAGCCTGGAATGATCAAGGCAACAGCAGCATCGTTACGAAGCTCTGCAACACCGTAGAGGGTGTCAGCAGTGTACAACGTAGCAAGGTACTCTTGCTTGTACTGAGCTTGCGAACGAACAGCCATTTGCTCTGCAAGAACCATGGAGTCCTTGTGGAACATCAAGCAAGCACGAGGAGCCGTACCAGACGAGCTATAAGCAGTGTCAGCGTTGCTAGAAACAAACACTTTAACACCGTACACATCACCAATCTGACCATTACGGATGGTGTTGTTGTTGCCCTGCTCACCAACGAAAGCCTGCTCAGTAAAGCGAGCAAGACCCATGAGGGTGTTACGTGCAACAGGAGGAATCACCAAGTAACGGCTATCTTGAGGAACGTTAGCATCATCAAGACGCTGGATCGAACGACGAATTGCTGCGTCAGTCAATGCAGTTGCGTTACCAGCACCAGCACCGCCTACGAAGGCTGTAGTGCCATCACCGCCGATGAAGGCAGTAGACGTACCGGACACACTGTAGTCGCCAGTAGCGCCAGCAGCGTGAGTACCTTGGAAGAGACGACCGATCTGGATAAGATCGCTGTCAACCTGGGTAGCAAGAGCGTAACCAGCATCTTCCGTGTAGAAACGACGAAGCGAAGCAAGCGCCTGAACTTCAACGATGTCCTCGATGAGGCGTGAGTATTCGTAGTGCTTGTTGATGCTGACCTGTACTTCTGACTCAACGTTAGCCTGAATCGTAACAGCAGTGTTAGCTGCTTTAGCGAAGGCTGCGCCACGGGTGGGGCTAGGAATATGAAGCGTATCACCTTTCTTACCACGCATCGTCATCTTGTTGACGAGGTTCGCCATAACAAGATTCTTTTTGTAGGAAGCGATGATTTCGTCTGACCAAATTTCTGGGATAAATTTATCCGCATTGGTCTTGTTAACAATGGAGGAACTACCTCCAGGATAAGCTGCTGATGCCATTTTAAGTCCTTTAAGTTAAGTTATCGGACCCTACCTTCGTTATATGCTGAGATGATGTCATCTTGTAAGGACATATAACGCTCAGGGTCAGTCATTTGGAGCCGAATAAGATCTGCTCGACGATATATTTTCTTGCTCGTTTCACCAGTAGCGCCATCAACGGCTACGGTAGCTGCTTTTAGTGTTTGATTACGTTGATCCTGTAGTTGCTGTGCTGCTTGCTGAACAGTGTCCTGTTTAGCTTTCTTCAGTGCTTTGAAGTTAGACAACAACTCATTTGCTGAATCAAAATCAAACTGCTTATCTGCTGCTGCGTAGAGTCTCTGACGAACAGGTGACTCATTAACCCAACCAGCAAACTCTGGATCAGCGATCACTTGAGTATAATCTGGATGTGTTTGAGCTAGCCTGTTTGCTGTTTGCATCCTAGCCATTTGTGCTGCTGCTTGCTGGGCTTGCATCACTGCTGGATGGGAGGAAACCGCTTTATTTACTGCCTTAACAGGATCGGCAAAGAAGTCAGTATCATCTTCGACGGCTTTAACAGGTTGTTCCTGTGGTGTGATTTGTCTCTTGATGAGTTCATCAGCGAGTTTACGTACTTCACCAACTTCCTGTGCTTGACGACCAATAAGCTTTTCAGCTTCTTGATGCATCTTAATAATGTCATCCAGTGATTTACCCTTATACTTCTCAGGGATCGCTGGTTCTTCAGGTGTTGGTGGAGCTTCAGCCTTTACTTCTTCAGCTTGAAACTCGTCTTGTACATCATCAATAGAATCTACAAATTCAGCCATCTGCTTCTCCTAGTCGGGATAACCCAATTGTTAGGAATTAAAAGGAATCTAAGCTACCCTTCATAAAAGGACTTAGATCTTGCTACTTTAGTTGCCTGTTCGTGAACCGTAGCCCATCGACTATAAGCAGTTGGAAAAGCTCCAGTGATACCTTCTAGTTTGCTTCTCGGTGCTGCTAGTTGTCTATAAGCTAGTTTGTCACAATGTGGGCATTGCACATATTCAACAGAATGATCAACAAAGTGTTCGCTTAGATGTCCATCTTCGCATTGAAAATCATTCATTAATCTCATTCGTTATATCCTCGTAGGCTTTTTCCCAGACTTGTTCCATCGTCAGGAGCCAATCTAAAGCTTTAATTTGACCTTTACGCTCTTGCAATTCATTACCATCAGAGATGGTTGTAATGTCAGCAACAGCGTTTCTGTATTCTTTAGCGTCTTCCAGAAGTGTTTTCCATCCTGGATGACTCATTAAATCAAATCGTTCTTCGTAGTACTTTGTAAGTTTTACTTGATCCATTGTTGTTATTATACCACACTTTTTTTAATTTGTCAAGTCAATTCATCATATCTTGTTTACTTTGTTCTTTGACAATGTTTAGCTTATTGTCAATGTCCTTTTCTTTAAGTAGTAGTTCAGCAATCTTTACACGTCTTTCAAACTCTCTGTTAGGGTCATCAATGTTAGTAGAGGCTGCCTGTACTACATCAACTTTAAGCTTCTCAGGCATCAATTGAGCCTCCATAGCGGCTTTCTGAGCCTCTGCTGTAGCTTTCTGTGCTCTAGCTTGTTTTTCCTGTACAGAAGCCTGTGCATCCGCTAATTGAAGCTGTGTAGCCTGCATTTGAACCTGTTGTTGCTCAGGATTAGGTTGTGTTAGTTGCTGAAGTTGCTGTAATAGGCTTTCACGGTTAGGTAATGACGAGTATTCAACGATACCTTGTAGCAATAACGGTACAATAGGGCTGTTTGGTCCTAGTGTAGACATCATTGCCATCATTTGAGCCTGTTCAAACTCTCTAGCAACCATACCTAGCGTACCTGTTGGGATAAATTCAAAGTCTTTTACAGGATAACGCTCTGGTGCAAACTGCATATAGCGCCATGCAGCCTTTTGAACGAACGGAATAAGGAAATCTTCTTGGAAATTAACCAATGAACGCTTGTTTTTCTTGATGATACCGCTAACAGCCATTGCTAAACCAGCTGCTGCTGCGTCTCCACCACTGACTTGAGCTGGTAAATTAGCTGTGTCAAGGGTTCCTGTAGCCTGTAGCATCATTCTTTCAAAGATTTGAGCTGTTTCGATGTTAGCTTTGTCTGTAACACCGAACTTAAAGGGCTGTAGGATCTCTTGAGGGTTACCATTAACAAGAATATTCTTACCAGGACGTATCTCAAACTTCTGTCCACGAGGCATCCTAGAGGCATCTATAGCCATCATAGGGGCTGCTGTAAGCCCTAATGAGTCTACATGACTACGAATCTGTGCATCTACAGCCTTTTGCATGTTGTAGGCCTTCTCAGCCGTTCCACGACCCCAGAAACGACCAGGAACGCTATCAGCTTGGTAGGCAACAACAGGTCTGTCTTGCATCATGAAAGGGTTTTCTTCACCCTTTAGGAGTACTTCACCGTTAGCAATAACGATAAGAGCCTCTACCATCTCTGAATAGAGTTCATCGTCTGTTGTTGTACTATCTTCAGGGTTTTCTAGTAGCTTCTTAGGTACTAAGCCATAGTAACGAAGTAAGAGTACTTTGTCTTGTTGATAGTATGTTAGATCCTGATTAGGCTCTAGATCTGTATCTAAGTAAGCATCACCAATCGCTACTTTCTTATAAACACCATCTTCCATGCCTTTGATAACAGCATGTCTTCCGACATACTCTTCAATAGCACAACCCATCGCATCATCAATGCTTGTTGCGTTAGGATCAATTAAGAAGTTACGTGGATTGATTGGTTTTAAGTCTACGGACACTCTGTACGATGTATTGACACCGATCATCCTCAGTCCAGGCTGTGCTGTAGGCTGTGTTGCTGGTGCTAGGTTCTTCTTTTGTTTGACAATCAGTTCACCGATACCAGTACCATAGACCTCAGCTAAGGTCATAACTTGACCAATGTTCTTACGTACTTTATCTTTCTTAAAGTCTTCAGACAACAAAGACTTCATGGCTTCAACGTCTGTCTTATCTTGATCACTGACATCATCACTGATATCAAAGAACACACCTTTAGCGAACACAGCTTCTTCTAGATCAGCTTGTTTGTTATCTACTGCTTGCTGCAGTGCTGGTGAAATCAGTTTAGAACGCTCAGTGCCTCTGGTCTTATCTTCATCAGCCCAAAGACCACGCCATAGACGTTCATACTCGTCCCAACGCTCTAGGAAGTTTTCATCTCTGTAGTTACGCCAATCGTTACATCGATCCATAACAAATGCTACAAGAGCATTCTGAGGAGAGATTTCAGATTCAAATTTCATTGTCACCAACCTATCGTAGTGTCTAGGACTTCATACTCTTCTTGGTCCAGATTCTGATTCCAATCCGCTACTTGAATCTGGTCAATGTAACTTAACGCATCAATTAAGTCATCATGTGTCTTAGGATCAGGGAACTGCATAAGTTGATCTACAAACTTATTATTCCAATCACCTTCATTCAACACAATCCTACCGTGTTCAAAGCGCCCCTGTAATGACCAAACAATCCTATCTGCTTTCTTCTTATTACCGTGTGTTAGCTCTTCAATGCGAGGATAATAATTTAATCTTCTCATCAAATCATTCATATAAGGCATCACTGCATTCTTCAGTGAACCTTTCTCAATCCCTACTGCATTAACTCTGTAGTCCTTTGCAGCCTTTAGAATCCTCACTGCTGTTTCTCGGACATCCCATCTACCGTGTTGAATGTCAGCAACCCACCAGCCTTTAGTATTAATCTTAACAATAGCTATCGCTGTGTCATCAAGCTTTTTATTCTTCGTTTGATTCGTCTGAGATGAATCACTGAAACCACATAGATCCACCGCAATAAAGTAGTTACCTTCTTCCGGCTCTTCTTCACTGATCTTAATCCATTCATCTTTGAAGATCTCCGACTGTGCTGCCTCAAACGAAGCCATAAACTCTTGTCTAAAAGCAAAGCTAGACATCGAACCTCTAGCTGCTTCAATCTCTAAAGGATCTAACAATGGATTATCAAAGCTAGTGAAGTGCCAAGACTTGTAATCTTTATCTTTACCTGAATCACCTACTTTGTACAATTCATAAAAGTGATTCCTACCCATTGGTGTTCCAATGAACATTGCTCTACCCTTCTGATCCGCTAAAGCAGGTCTAAGGATTTGTTCGAACACCTGTGGCTTCATGTCTGCGTACTCATCCATCACTAAGTACTTCAAACTAACACCACGCATAGTCTCTGGTCTGTCAGCACCCTTTAGCGATATCATTGCACCGTTGATCAACGTAATCTGCATGTTATTGACATGACTACCCTTGATCACTGTATGGCCTAGCTCTAACAGCGTAGACCACATAATATCCCTAGCTTGTCCCTGTGTTGGGGCTACATACCAGACATGACCTTTCTCAGTCTGTAGAGCCTCAATAATCAATGTCCAAGCAGCTAACCTTGATTTACCTGTACGTCTACCAGCAGCGATGATCTTAAACCTTGCTGGATCTTTGAAGACCTCTTGCTGCCAAGGAAGAAGAGATACCGTCAAATTACTCATTCTTCTTCTTTATCGTAATCAATTAGTGTAGTCTCAACGTCTACAGGATCATGTTCAATCATCTCAACTGGTTTGTCGTTAACACCAGTAATGTTTATAGTGATTGCTTTAGCCCCTCCACCACCACCTTTGTCTTCAAAATAAGACACTGGTAACATTCTATCAATACATAGCTTTAAAGCAGCCATTTGATCTTTATCTTCATCATTAAGAGCTTTATGTACTATCTTTCTGATAATCGCATTAGAGTGTGTCAGCAACAGCGAAGCAGTGAACTCTTTAATCCTTGCTGCTTCTCCTGGTGGTCTACCTCTTTTCTCTCTCTTAATGTACTTCTGTACTTCTTCCTTCTTAGGACGACCTCTAGATCTCTTCTTTTTCGCAGGCACTTTCTTCTCTTCATTGACTGCCAAGACATCCTGGCTGACCGATGAAGGTAGCGAACAATCCTCAGTAGGAGAAGTAATTTTAATTTCTGACATCAGATCCCTCTATATAGTTTCTCTGCTGAAAGCAGGACTTTAGGGTGTATATAATTTTATGTATCTCTACAATGTAGTCAGTATGAAGTTAGTATGTAGTAAGTATAAAGTAAGTTTTATTTATTGTTTGTACATCGTCTGTTCATCGTTTCTACATAGAAGGGTATATTATAGCATATTTTTTAAGTTTTGTCAAGTTGTTTCTTTTTAACCAGCACAGACTGTACTGACACCAGCACAGATTGCACAGTCTTTAGAGGCTATGGCGGGACTCCATTTACATGGTGTCAGAGGCTCCGCAGAGGCTTTATTACTAAGCTATTGATTTTATTAGATATTATTAGATAGACTGTTTAGTCTTTAGAGACTTCCATTTTAGCTTTTTTTAAGGCTAGGTAGCACCACAACATTTACACTACAACACAGACCCCTCCCCCTATGTCGTATACTGTATACAGAATACAATAGAGATTGTCGCTAGGATGACAATTCAATATACAAAGTCATAGATTGTCACTACGACGACAATACATTATATGAAATCATAGATTGTCGTTAGGATGACAATTGAGTCTGTGCAGACTGTGCAGGCACAAGAGTGTATCGATGGAGCACCACATAGGGATACTTTATTGACCACATAGATACACCTTATCATTGTCTAAGACTGTGCAGACTGTGCAGACTGTGCAGATGTTCCACGTGAAACAATAACCTAAACTGTTGTATTCGAACAACGTTACCGTTTATCATGGATTGTCTGCCGTTCGTCGGATACACTGCAAAGCCAATTGACAATGCAAAAACACTTGATTAGTATTAACACATCGCAACAAACAAACCAGGAAACAACCATGCTCAAATTATCAATCACTAGCAAGCTTGATGGCATACGCTCATGGAGCTTACAAGCTTTAGATACTTGCTCAGGTAGTATCAATGTTTACACTGGGGAATTAGTTGATGCCTGCAAGGGCTGTTATGCAACCACTGGCAACTACTTATACCCTAATGTTAAAGCACCAAGAGAACACAACAAGGAAGATTGGCAGCGTGATGATTGGGTTGATGACATGGTACAAGCCTTAGATTCAGATAGATACTTCCGTTGGTTTGACTCTGGCGACATGTACACAATCAAGCTTGCAGAGAAAATGCTCGAGGTCATGAAACGTACACCTTGGTGTAAACATTGGTTACCGACTAGAATGCACAAGTTTCCTAAGTATCAATCGATCTTAGAACAAATGGATGCATTGCCGAATGTTGTGGTGCGTAGGTCATCGGATTCTGTTATAGGCGAGGTACTCGATGCACCATGGTCCAGCACTATTGCAGAATCCTACAATGATGATAGCATCAGTGTATGCCCAGCGTATCAACAAGGCGGTAAGTGTAAAGGTTGTCGGAAGTGCTGGGACAAATCAATCCCAGTTATCGGTTATGCTGCCCATGGTCAAAAAATGTCCAAAGTTATCAGACTTAAACTTGCAAAGGGTTAATCATGTCAAAGTCAAATGATGTTGTCTTAGTCCTAGGTGGTGCATTGTTCGGTGCACTGTATGCTGCAATGATTTTCTTATCACTATAGGGGTTTAACATGAAACAAGTATTTTTTGCTTTTCTTCCGACAAATTATGAGCGTCCTGGGGGTGTTTGGTGGTATAGAACATTTACTAATCGTTACGAAATGAACGAGTTTATTGAATCAATACGCATCTGTGCAACTGCTATCAGGATATCTAATCGATTTGTAGTTCAAGATCCAGATAACATTAAACCACCAGAAGATGCTACCGTTATAAAGTAAGGCTATCATGGAAAACTATAAGATTGTCGGTTACTTGTTAACCTATAGATACCCTGAGTATTCAGGTCTCACACACCTAGATCGATTTGATACACTGGCGAAGGCAGAAGAGTATGCTGAGACTTCAGAATTGACAGAATACGTTATCAACCCCATTGTTGACTTATCAGGGGATTAGACCATGACAACCATACTGAAGAAGTCTGAAATACTCTATGATTGTACTAAGAGAGAATTAGACTATGCTGTTGCCTCTGTAAAGTTCCCAGAGGTCTATGATGAAATTGTTCGATTCTTATCTGAAGGTGGGTTCAATAACCTATCTGATTCTGAATTAGCAGAACACTATAGGGAAACCTTTACCGATCTTGATACCATAGAGTTTAGGAAACAATACAGGATTACCAAATGAGCTTAACATTCAATGATCAACCATGTGAGATTGTCCAAGGTCCTGATACTGAAGGCTTAGTCTGTATACGCTATGCTGGCGATCCTCGATGGCCTTTTCCTAGTTATACCTGGGTTAGTCCTAAAGCATTGAAGAAAACCACAGAAAAGCAAAAGCAATTAGAGGCTCTACAAGGCATCGAAGAGGCTCTAATGTAAGTATCATGTAAGTTTAGTGTGGTACAATAGCAACACTTTACAAGTTGCTAGGAGCCACTATGTCAGCAAAATCAAAGGAAAGGATAAGACTAAATAAGTTACATGGTCACAAGTATAAAAGACTATTCTTGAATGAAGGATATTTTTGTTTTTATTGTGCCGATCCTGCTTCGTCATTAGATCATGTTCCGCCTTTGTCGTCTATGGACAATCTAGACTATGATTACAGGAAGAAGCATAGTATACCATGTGCTTTACTGCCCTGCTGTATGGATTGCAACGCAGCATTAGGAGATAGGAAATTGTTTACTGCTATGGAAAGACTACAATACTTAGAGTCCTACTATGAAGCGAAGCTTATAAAACAACGTAAACTATGGTCTGATGATGAGATAGAAGAATTAGGAGGAAGACTTAAAGACTATGTCAGGGCTAGACAAGAAAAGATTAGTCGTTTCATGTACAAAATAAGGGCTATACAATTTAGGCAAATAAAGCCTGAGACGTTTCCGGTGATGTCTGAAAACACCTTCGAATAGAAAATCGATTGTAGGTACCTTAAAACGCGTTTAAACGGCATTGTAGGAGGTTAGGAAGATGACTAAAGAGACAGTACAGATAATGTTAGCCTTGATTGAGGCGATGATTGACTCCAGT